AGGTCGTCGGTGTCGACGGCATCTCGGCGATCCTGCGCGAGGCCGCGAAGAGCCTCGACATGGACCCCGACGCTATCGTGCCGCCGCAGTTCAAGGTGAAGCTCGCGCAGTTGATGGCGGCGCAGCAACAGTCACCGCCCGGCGCGCCGATGCCCGGCGCAGCGCCACCGCAAGGCGGCTCACCACCCGCGCCCGTGCAGAACGGACAGATGTTGCAGAACGGTGCCCCTATCGCTGACAACTTCGCGCCACAAAAGGCTGCATGACTGTGGGGCTTGTTGACAAGCTGTAGTGGTTCGCAGTACAACGCGGTAAGTTTTACTCCTACACACGAGGAGAACTTGATGGGACAAGGATTTCCGGGTAACCCCTCACCTGCTGGCAAGCCGTCCATCAAGACGCGGCTTGCGGCGACTCCCTGCGGCACGCTGCCCATCCACACGGGGCACGGCAAGGAGATTGGCCCCACGCAAGCGCCGACGAGTTTCAGCGGCAAGGGCTACAAGAGCGGCGCAACGAGCAAGGGTGGTCTGGCTATCGGCACAGGACACGGCACCGAAATCGGGCCGACGACCAGCCGTGGCTAAGGCCAACCCATTCGCGAAGAAGTCCAAGAAGGCAGCGCCGCGCGAAGGATCGGCTGCGGAAGAGCGCATGGACCGGATGCAAGGCGTGCCCAAAGCGAATCCGTTCGCCAAGAAGGGCAAGCCCTTCGCCAAGGGCGGCAAGACGTAGCCATGGCGAAAAGAGCATCAGCAATGGCGAAACTGGCAACACCGGCTCCGAAGTTCAAGGCACCGACAACGCCCTCGCTCACCAGACCACCTGTGGCAACGCCGCTGGGACGAGGATCACCTCCACCGGCTCCGTTTCCAAGAGCGCGGCGGTATAGCAGGGGCGGCAAGACGAAGTAGTGCGAGTTGATGCAAAGCAACTGGAAGCGCTGAAACGCGTTGTAAGGTCTTCGGAAGGGCGGGTTCTGCAAAGCATTCTCGCAGCAGAACATCAGGCCGCGATGAAGTCTCTGTTGTCAGCGTCGGCAGAGAATGTGCAACGCCTTCAAGGCCGAGCCATACTGCTCGACGAGTTGGTGAAGTTGCTGGACCCAGAAGTCGAGTAGGCCGAAGCGCACGCGGGCCTTACTCCCACAACAGCCCAAGCCCCTTGGCGGGAAGGCGAGAACGACGATGGCATTGCCCAAGGCAGTTCAGAAGCAAGCAGAAGATGTTGCAGCGTATGACAAGGCGATAGAGGAAGCAGCAGCGGCTGCACAACCTCAACAGCCCGAAGGCGAAGAGCCAGCGCCGCAGCCCACGCTTCAGGTAGTCGAACCGCCAGCCAGCACTGCCCCGGCACCAGCGACGCCCCCGGTCGAACCGAGGCGCGACGATGGATGGGAGCAGAAGTACCGCACCCTGCAAGGTATGTTCGCTCACGAGACGCAGCAGCTTCGTGACGCACTACGCCAAGCCACCGAGCGCATCGACGCGTTGCAGAAGCAGCACCCTGCAACGCCGCCCGAACCCAAAGCGAAACTGGTCACCGAGAAGGATGCGGAAGCCTTCGGTGCGGATTTGGTCGACATGGCGCGGCGCGTGGCCCGAGAAGAATTCGGTGATCGCGAGGAAGCGTACATCGAGCGGATCAACACACTGACGGCCCAACTGACGCAGCAGGTAGGACAGGTTCGCGAGACGCAGCAGGCAACCAGCAGGGACTCGTTCTTCGGGAATCTCGCAGCGGCGTTCCCCAACTGGGAAGCGGTGCAGGCGAGTGAGGCTTGCCAGAAGTGGCTTGGCTCGAAAGTGCCCGGAGCGAACTTTCTCTGGAACGACGTTCTCGTGGATGCAGCGGAGAAGCTCGACGCAGCACGCGCCATCGAAGTGTTCACGGCGTTCACAGCGACGCAACCCCGAGCACCGCAGCCCGCACCCGCCGCAGCAGGCCGTAGGTCCGAGCTTTCTCGTCAGGTAACACCCGCGAAGTCTGGTGGACCGGCAAGCGTGCCGAGCGAAAAGCGGACGTACACGGCCAAGGAGTACGAGGCCGAGTCGATGCAGATCGTTCGGTTGATGAAGGCCGGTCGACACGACGAAGCGACAGTGATCGAAAACGAACTTAACGCCGCACTGCTGGAGGGCCGTCTAAAGCCCTGACAGGGGCGGCTCCAACAAGGAGCAGACGGCTATGGGTGGGACCAGTTTTCCTCAATCGCGTGGCGGTGATACAGGCGTAACAGCAAAGGGTTCGACGCAGTACGGCGCTCCCGTACTCGGAAATTCTCTCGTGGTTGTCAGCGCGGTGGGAGCCGAACAGGCGGTGCAGCTTCCTCCCGGCAATGCCGGTGGCGCTCCCCTCTCCGTGGTCGTCGTGGGCGACGCTTCCGCGATGGTCTTTCCGCCGGAAAACGGTTCGATCCAAGGCGGGAACATCGACGCACCTTTCGAGGTGCCGCTGCTGGTGACAGCCACGTTCGTTCCGGTCACGGAGAACGACTGGGTGGTCAATCTCAGTGCAGCCCCTTCGGCACCTCCCCTCGTACGCACTCCCGAGATGGAAGCGGAAGCCGCTGCCAAGCGCGTGAAGGAGAAGGCCGACGCCGAAGCCGCAGCGAAGGCCAAGGCCGAGGAGGAAGCCAAGGAAAGGGACGAGGCGATAAGGGCCGAGGAAGACGCCGAAGCTCGCCACAAGGCGAAGAACAAGCGTCATCCCGCTACAGCCGAAGCCTAACCCGCTCGCGCTGACGCCAACCCAGATCAGGAGAAAGAAGCATGGCAACCGTCACCCCAGCAGCAGTAACCCCAGTCCTTGCGCCGTTCAATACCTCGCCCGCGTACTCGGGTACCTTCATCCCGTCAGTCTGGTCGAGCAAGCTCAACGTCAAGTTCTACGCAGCTACGACGTTTGGCGACGTGTCGAACACCAACTGGGAAGGCGACATCAAGTCGATGGGCGACAAGGTCATCATCAACAACATCCCGTCGATCACCATCAACGCGTACAGCGTCGGCACTACGCTGACGTACGAAGTCCCGGCCCCGAGCACCATCGAGCTTCAGGTGGACAAGGGGTACTACTTCGGTGTGAATGTCAGCGACGTGCTGGAGTACCAAGCCCAGCCGAACCTGATGGATATGTTCACGACCGACGCGGCGAACCAGATGAAGATCAAGGTCGACGCGGAATGCCTGCAAGCGGTCGTCACCGGCTGCGATGCGGCGAACGTGGGCGCGACTGCCGGAAAGCTCTCCGCTTCGTACAACTTCGGCACGGACCTCGCGCCGCTGGCGCTGACCGGTGGGGCGGCGGGCAACATCCTGCAAACCATCACCGCGATGGCGTCGGCACTCGACGAGCAGAACGTGCCCGAGTCGGATCGCTTCCTGATCCTCACCCCGGTCGAGCGCAACATGCTCATGTCGTCCAACCTCGCGCAGGCGCAGTTCATGGGTGATTCCACGTCCATCGTGCGCAACGGCAAGATCGGACGCATCGACCGCTTCGACGTGTACGTGTCGAACCTGCTGCCGAAAGGCGCGCCGGGACAGGACTACTTCGGCGGTGCGATGGCGAGCGCGCTGAAGCGGCACGCGATGTACGCGGGCCACAAGTCGGCGTGGACCTTCGCGTCCCAGATCAACAAGGTCGAGAGCATCCCGAATCCGAGCGATTTCGGGCAGCTTGTTCGCGGCCTCGTGGTCTACGGGCGCAAGGTCGTGAAGCCCGAAGGTGTTGTCCTAGTCCAAGCAGCGGGCTAGGATTCCGGTACGTCCTCTCCCCCGCTACTGGGGGAGAGGTACCGCACTTTCGGAGAGCGTATGTCGACGATTATCGCTTCGACTTTGATCGACCGTGCCTCGATCATCCTTCAGGACGCAACCAACATTCGGTGGCCGCGCCCCGAGCTTCTTAACTGGCTGAACGACGGCGAACGCGAGATCGTTCTCCACAAGCCGAACGCCTACATCAAGCACGTTCCGGTTGCGTTGGTGCTTGGCTCCAAGCAGACGCTGCCAGTCGATGCCGTCTCGCTGATTGACATTCCGCGCAACGTGAACGGCCCAGCCGTGCGCGTCGTCTCACGCGAGATTCTCGACGCACAGTCGCCGGGATGGCACACGATGGCTGTTGCTGCCGTCATCAAGCACTACATGTACAGCCCGCTTGATCCGAGGACGTTCTATGTTTACCCACCGGCTACGACCACTCCCGCTGCTGTCAACGTGGACCTCGTTTACGCTGCCTCGCCTGCGGACATAACTGAGACTGTACCCATCCTGATCGACGACGTGTACGCAACGGCGCTCATCAACTACATCCTGTACCGCGCGTACAGCAAGGACGCGGAGTACGCGGCGAACGCCGCGCAAGCGACGGCGTACTACGGTCAGTTCATGACGCTCCTCGGTGCCAAGGTCACGGCGGAAACAGTGACATCGCCAATGCAGGCGCTTGGCGGGTTCAACCCGAACATTCCTGCTACGCAGAAGTAATGGCGAATGTCGCGTACTCGACCTTCTTCCCCTACCTGATTCCGCTTGTCCCGCACGTAGCGGACCCGGTAGCGGAGCAGGCTGTCCGCGACGCCTGCATCGAGTTCTGCAAGGAGTCGCTGATCTGGCAGGAGCCGATAGACCCCATCGACTCGATTCAAGGCGAGCCGGTGTACGAACTCGACGTGCCGACCGGCACGAATCTCGCTCATGTCGTGGACCTGTACTACGACGAGCGTCGCTTGATGAAGAAGTCGGTGTCCGAGATTGCGGCGCGTTATTCGCGTGATTGGATGCGGGCTTCTGGTACGCCTACCGTATTCACGATGCTCAACCCCAACGAGGTCACGCTGGTGCCGAAACCCGATAAGGGGGTCACCGACGCGTTGACTGGGCTTCTCGCGTTTGCGCCGACGCGCAAATCCACCAGCGTCATCGACTACGTGTTCGAGGACTACGCGGAGGAGATCGCGCGGGGCGCGGCGTCGAAGCTGATGGCGATACAGAATCAGCAGTGGACCGACCTGAAGGCAGCATTGATGTATCGCAAGCAGTTCTTGTCCGATTGTGCGAACGCTCGCGCGCATGTGAATCAGGGGCAGACGCGAGCGCCAATCTCAGTCCACCTTCGCAGGTACTGGTAATGGCCGCTGCTGTTTACAACATCACGCTGGAGCAGGGAGCGACGTTTCGCTTTCCGAAGTTCCAGTTCGGGACTTTGCTGGTCGACGCTAACGGTGATGCGATTCTCGACGCCGACGGGAATCAGCAGATTGACGTTGGGCGCGACTTCACCGGCTGCAAGTTTCGGTTGCAGATGCGCAAATCGAAGAAGCCTACCGGCGAAGAAATCTTCACCATTACCAGCGAGGACTTGGATGGCGGCATCAGTGCCGATGCGGATGGCAACGTCGTATGCGTCGTGCCGGACGAGAAGACCGACGCCGTCACCAAGGACGGCTTCTGGGACTTGAAGTGTTACAACCCCGACGGAACTGAAGATCGCCTGCTCGAAGGGCAGGTCACCGTCGATATCGCAGTCACGGTCGATGCCCAGCCATGACCGATCTCGTAGTGGTGCAGGAGGTCGCGAGTAACGAGGTCGTTCTCGTTTTCCAGCCCGGCGGCGCGGTCGTCATCACGCCGCCTGCGGCACCACCCACCGTCCTGATCGCCACTCCCGGTGGTGGTGGCACCGACATCGTCGCATTGCCGGGACAGGTCATCTTCGCCAACGCGGCTGGCGATATCGTCGGCAGCGACAAGCTCCGGTTCATCGAGGACACCTACCCTATTGAGTTGCCGAATTGGGCGACGCTGTCTCTCGACGGCGATCTCGACGCGACCGGCTCGCTGTACTCGAACTCGAATGTCGACGCGGATGGATTCGGCGGCGGCACGTTCCAGATTGGCGTCAACAACCCCGCTGCACCGACGCCTTACTATGGGTTGCTGTCGTTGTACGCCTACGCGGTGTATGCCGATGACGGCACGCTGTCCGAACCTGAGATGGGAATGCTGAACATTGTCGCGCGGCGCGACGTGTTCACGGTTGATCCGGTGACGAACGTCGTGACGTTTCCTGACCCGGTGATTGCCAAGTCGATCACGCTCACGAATCCTGCGTACCAAGGCACCGTAATTGCCATCCCTGACTCTGGTTCGATACTGAAATTCGGATCGTCTGGAAGCCTGAATTTCGGCAACCCCGGTCCCGGTGACGTGATGCTTGGGTATGGTGGTTATTACCCGACGCTGCTTACGTCTGGACAGGGACATCCTGCTGGTGTGTGCATTGCATCGAATGCAATGTTTTCGTTTGCGAGCATTGCCCAAAGTTACGCGGTAACTGACACCGGGATCGCTCGCAACACTGCCGGTGTGGTCGAGATCAACAACGGCACGCTCGGCCAGTACCGTGATTTGATCGTGCGCGATCTTTTTCTCGGATCGCCAACGACGGGTGTGCGCCTGCAAGACCTCGGCGGAAGTATGCGGCTCGTCACCGCACCGATTTCAAATTATGCATTTTTCACCGCCTTGGGATTTGCTGCTGCGGGTGGGCAGTATCAATGCGCGGCAGAAACGGGAGTTGTTTGGTCGAATGCTAACGGTACGCCGGGAGCAACAAAGGATATCGGGTTGTGGCGCAACGCCGCAGGCATCCTCGAAGTCAACAACGCATCGGACAAGCGAGTCGCGCTGCGCATCAACACGACTCAAAGTTCATTCGATGTGGTGTTCGACGGGGTAAGGCGCGCTCAATTCGGTATGGGTTTTAGGCTCGGCGCGGATTGCGGGTTCGCGTGGGCAAGCAACGCCGCAGGTAATAATTCCGACAATCCGCTCGACACCGGATTCACTCGCAACGCCGCAGGCGTCATCGAAATCAACAACGGTACGCCGGGGCAGTACCGTGACCTGATCGCACGTAACATCACCGGGAGTGGTGGTGGTGTGATGGGTAGCTACCTTCGTAGCTTCGGATCGTTGCAAGTCGATGGTTACATTTTCGTGCCATGGCAGGGTCCGGTAACGATTGCCGGTGGGGTGGTGAATTTCAGCGGGATGAACCGGACCTACGATACCGAGGGCGGGACGGCGACCGATGATCTCGACACGATCAACAGTGGGGGTGATGGTGTTTTTATGCTTCTGCACGCCGCCAACGACGCGCACACTATCGTCGTTAAGCACAACACCGGCAACATTTTGCTCAACGGCGGCGTCGATTTCGTTCTCGACAATGCGGCAGATATGTTGCTGTTGATGTACAAAGGGGCAATCTCGAAGTGGGTGCAGATCGCGTCGAGCAACAACGGAGCCTAACCATGGACCTGAAGATGATTATCGAACTGCCGTCCGATGTCGAGCGCGTGGCCAACGCGTTCGGCGCGAAGCTCGGACTCGAAGGACCGGCAACGGTGGAGGACATCGAGAAGGATGTCGCGCTTTACATCCAGAACACCACACGCGGGTGGGAGCAGACGCGGGCGGTGCAGGTTGCCAACGAATTGCCCCCAGTGGGCATCAGCACTGAACCGAAACCGGAGGGCAAGAAAAAGTGAAGATCGACTTTTCCGCAATTCTCCTGAACCTCAACGACTCGCCGCTGATGCAGCCAGCCGATGCGAACGGTGTGAGCCAGCCAGCCACACTCGCGTGGGTTGCATCGGAAGCGCTGCTGCGCGCGACCGAAGAGAAGGATGCGCAGGTGAAGTACAAGTACTACTCGCTCGCGCTCAAGATCGGTGGCGGGGGCGTGCATGACCTGAAGGCTGAGGACGTAGCGCTCATCAAGCAGAAGGTCGGCGAGCAGTTCGCGCCGCTCGTCGTCGGGCGCGCCTTCGACCTTCTCGGAGAAGGTACGACAGCTTGAAATGCCCGATGACACCCTCTCGGTAGCAATTCCTGAGATACCGCCGCCGACAGTCGTCATTGTCGAGGCGGTACGCGGGCCGCAGGGCGCGCGGGGCGCGCAAGGCCCACAGGGGTCGCAGGGTGTCAGCGTTACCGGCCCACAGGGCGCGCAAGGCCCGGTAGGCATCGGTACAACGGGGCCGCAAGGCAGCGTTGGCGCGCAGGGCAACGTCGGCGCGCAGGGCACGCAGGGCAACGTCGGCGCGCAAGGTCCGCAGGGTCTTGTCGGCCCGCAAGGTCCGCAGGGCGCGCAGGGTGTCGCGTCAACCGTAGCTGGGCCGCAGGGCGTGTCCGGTGTGCAGGGACCGCCGGGTACCGGTGCGCAAGGCGCGCCCGGCCCGCAAGGCGCACAAGGTTCCGGTGGCACCGGCCCGCAGGGTGCTCAGGGTCCGCAAGGTCCATCGCTCTTCATCGTCGCCGCGAACGCGCCGTCGACCGTAACCACACCGGTTGGTGCAGCTTGGTGGGATACGGATAACGGGCGTACGTTCATCCTCTTTGACGATGGCAACTCGAAGCAGTGGGTCGAGTTCATCGGTTCGCAAGGCCCGCAGGGACCGCAGGGCACAGCAGGGCTGCTGGGTGCGCAGGGTCCGCAAGGTGTGCAGGGTGCAGGTGCGCCGGGGGTGCAGGGCGCGCAGGGACCGGAGGGCGCGCATGGTGTGCAGGGTTCGCCGGGTGCTGCGTCGACCGTAGCTGGTCCGACTGGCCCGCAAGGGCTGACCGGCCCGCAAGGCCCGCAGGGCGATGTCGGCACGCAAGGCGCGCAAGGCCCGCAGGGCGCTGGCGGGCCGCAGGGTTACGTTGGTCCGCAGGGCGATGCTGGGCCGCAAGGTGCATCCGTTACGGGTGCGCAGGGATTCCAAGGCGACACTGGGCCGCAGGGCTTCCAAGGGTTGACGGGTTCGTCATCCAACGTCTTCTTCTATCGGGCTGACACGCAGGGCATAGCCCTTGCTGATCCCGGCTCGGGGAAGATGCGTTGGGACAACGCCAACCAGCAGGCAGCGACGAACCTCATCTTCGACCGGCTGACCGAGGACGGCTTCGACGCGCTCGCCTACTTCCGCATCACCGAGATCGAGGACGAGTTCATCGTTCAGGACGCGGACTTTTCCTACAACTACCAGACGTGGAGGAAGACCGGACCCGGCAACGAGATGGCCGACTTCTTGACGGTGCCAGTCGAGTTCGTGAACTTTGGCGGCGTCGGCACGATGAACAACAACGCCAAAGTTGCTGTACTGATTAAGTCGGGCGGGGCAGTCGGCGCGACGGGGCCGCAAGGCCCGCAGGGTTTCCAAGGGGCGCAGGGGTTAACCGGTGCAGGTGTGCAGGGCGCAACCGGTGCGCAAGGCCCGAAGGGTGACATTGGCACGACAGGCCCGCAGGGCAATCAGGGGTCGCAGGGTTCACAGGGCGGGGTTGGTGCGCAGGGCTACCAAGGCACGCAAGGCACGCAAGGCAACCAAGGCGCGCAGGGTGCTGCTTCGACAGTCCCCGGCCCGCAAGGTGTGCAGGGCGATGTCGGCGCAGGCGTGCAAGGCCCGCAGGGTGATATTGGCGATCCCGGCGACATCGGCCCGCAAGGTTCAGCAGGCAATCCCGGCCCGCAGGGCATAGCAGGCTCGCAAGGCCCGCAGGGTGTAACGGGTATCGGCACGACAGGCCCGCAGGGTTCAGTCGGTGCGCAAGGTAATCAAGGCACGCAGGGTTCGGTCGGCGCGCAAGGCCCACAGGGACAGACCGGTACCGGCTTTCAGGGCGTACCCGGTGCGCAAGGCAACACGGGTGCGCAAGGTCCACAGGGCACGCAAGGTGTGCAGGGTGCTGTCGGTGCAGGCGCGCAAGGCGCAGCGGGTCCGCAGGGACCGCAAGGCAGCGTTGGTGTGCAAGGTTCAACAGGTTCGACCGGCCCGCAGGGTCCGTCGCTGTTCATCATTGCTGCGAACGCGCCGTCGACATCGACGACGCCGGTCGGCGCTGCGTGGTGGGATACCGACAACGGTCGCACCTTCATCCTCTTCGACGATGGTACGTCGAAGCAATGGGTGGAGTTCGTCGGTGGCACGGGTCCGCAGGGTTTGACCGGACCGCAAGGCGCGCAAGGTGCAGCGTCGAGTGTCGCAGGCCCGCAGGGTCCGCAAGGTGCAGTCGGTACAGCAGGGGGCGCTGGGCCGCAGGGTCCGCAAGGCACAGCCGGTGCGCAAGGTGCAGCAGGTTCCGCAGGTGGTACAGGATCACAGGGGCCACAGGGCGCGGCGGGCAGCACGGGACCGCAGGGTGTAGGTGGTGCGACTGGGGCGCAGGGTCCGGCTGGTCCAAGCACAGTGATCGGCGTTACTGGAACGATTGCCGCCGGTCCTGCCGGAACGTACATCATGGCGCAGACGCCCGGTGGAGCGGGTGACGCAGCGTACATGGCGTTCCACCGTGCCAACTATTTCGCAGCACTCTTCGGCATCGACACCGACAATCAGTGGAAGGTTGGCGGCTGGTCGTACGGCGGAGCGTCGTATAAGGTTTTTACCGAGTACAACTTCGCCACCATTGATGGCAACGGCAACATCAACCTCGGCGCGCGCGCGATCTACAGCCCTACTAATTTCTTCTATGCCAAGGGTTTTCAGCAGTACAGCTACGCTGGCGGCACAATCAGTGGATCAGTAACGATCAATCCGACTAATGGACAAAATCAGGTTTTCACGCTTGGAGGTGCAGCCACTCTTGCAATAACCATCGCCAACATGAACGTCGGGAGCATTCTGCGGCTGACGTTTTCTACAACGGGTGCTGGTGCGATTACATGGCCGGGGAACATCTACTGGCCGCTGGGTATAGTGCCGAACCTTGCTGCGGGTCCAATCAAGTGGGCCACTGTGGCGTTGCTCAACCTCGATGGCTCCTCGTTCTTCGGCAACGCGGCGGTGTACTGATGGCCGCTAAGACTTGGTACTACACCAATGTGCGGACAGGCAACTGGAACACGCTTGATGAGACACCGGTCACGGCGGCGAATACCGCTGACGGCTGGTTGATTGGCACTGTTGGCGACAGCTTCAACTCAGCATACTGGCGTGGTGTTCTGCGCGGGTCGGCGACGTTCAACGACACCATCGAGCCTAACGGGGTTCTCGATACAGTCAACAACGACGCATTTCGCACCACGAATCCCTACACCGGCACATTCTTGGCGGGTAACTGGACGTTTATCTTCGCCATGAAATGCACGATCACCAGAAATCAGGGTGGTGCAATTATTTTTCGCGTGCACCGCGCTGCTGGTGTGGATGGTGCAGGTGCTGTTGAAATTACGTCGGGGCAGCAGCAGGCTTCGACGACGGCGATCATGAATTCCACGACGACCGATTACCCTTCGCAGCTTGTTCTCAGTCTTCCTGCGGTTACGCTCAACCGCGAGTACCTGTTTGTTGAGCTTGCGTGGAAGCGCATCCGCGTACCCTCAGCAGGTACGGGCGACATTTTGTTTCGCACCGGATCGAGCGCATCGCTTGGCACACGCGTCGTCAGTCCTGAGTACGTGGACGGTCCCGTTGGTGGTCCCTATCTTTTCTGCGAGGCGTGATGGACTTCCCCAATAATCCCACCGATGGTCAGCAGTTCGTCGCGGGCGGCGCGATGTGGACGTGGAACGCTGCTGCCGGTGCGTGGATGGGCGGCACCGTTGTCGGCTCGCAGGGACCGCAAGGACCGCAGGGAACTCCGGGCGGACCGCAAGGTGCGACAGGATCGCAAGGCCCGGTGGGTACGCAGGGCGCGCAAGGTGCGAGCGGTGCGCAAGGCCCGCAAGGTGGAGCAGGTGTGCAGGGACCACCGGGCACAGGCGCGCAGGGTTCGGCAGGCGTGCAAGGCGCAGCAGGCGCGCAGGGACCGGCAGGTGGCGCAGGACCGCAGGGCGCAGCAGGTGCGCAGGGCGCAGGTGGTGCAGCAGGACCGCAGGGACCGGCGGGAACGACACCTGACCTGACAGGGTACCTGCATCGCAATCTCGCGAATGTCATCGACGGCGCGGGGAGCCTCACCAACTACAACGCGATGCTTTCCGTCGGTTCAACCGGCACCATCGCTGCGGGTGCTGGCGCGCATAAGCTGGAAGCACGAAGTGCTGGGGTGAGTCATGCCGCGTTCATGGCGTTTCACAAACTCGATTGGGCGGCGAATTTCGGCGTCGATACCGACTACCAGTGGAAGGTCGGCGGCTGGTCGATGGGCGCAGTGTCGTACCGGCTGCTGCACGAAGGTAATTCGTTAACAATTGATGTCAACGGCAATCTGAATGCTGGTAACAAAGCGATTCTCGGACTTAATTCGGTATGGACAGTTTACGAGCGGGAAGGTAAGGCCGCGCTCGGTAATGTCTCGGCAGCAGGCACGCAGCTTAACTGGGCAGCGGGCGGGCTGATAACAGCGACGATTACTGCTGCGGGTGCTACGTTTGCGCATCAGAACTTGCCGAGTGGCGTCGTCGGTTATCTCGTTGTGTCCCTGACCAATGGCGGTGTGGCGACTTCGATTGCATCGCTTTTCCCCGGTGTGAAGTGGCCGGGAGGATCAGCAGTCTTCGCGCTTACAGCTTCAGGTCGTGACGAGATCACGCTGCGCTGTCATGACGGTGCGACGGTTGATGTGGTTGGCTTCGCCAAGGGAATGGCGTAATGCCTGCACACGGCGGCATGTTTGGAACCGAAACTGTGTTCCATTACACCACTGATACCAGCAATGGGAATCTTTTTACGAAGGCAGGCTCGCCTGCGTATGTAGGCAACTTCGTGTTCGTCGTCGATCCCGGCGTCACGCTATATGGCAGTACGATCAGCAGTGCTGCGTTGCGTTGCCCTACTAATTTCGCTGCTGGCTCGACGGTTAAACTCATCGTTCTTGGCCGCATACTCGGTGCAGGCGGCTTAGGTGGCGACGGTTCGGGGAGTGTTAACACCGGAGGTAGGCCGGGAGGGAAAGGCGGCGATGCGATGGACGTAAGCCGTGCCATCACGATTGACGTGACCAACGGATTGATCGGCGGCGGCGGCGGCGGCGGGCAAGGCGGTTCGGGAGCGAGCATATCGTTTCCTCCGTATCCAACGACGGGCGGCGGTGGCGGCGGTGGTGGCGCGGGTCGCAATACCGGTCAACCGGGTGTTCCCAACGGACAACCGGGGACAGACCTTAACGGGGGAGCGGGCGGGGCACCACCAACCGATCAGGAAGTTCAAGTGCCGGGTGATGGCGGGTATGGTGGCGGCGGGCTGGGACAACCCGGTGGGCAGTCAGGAGCGGCGGGTAACGCAGTCAGGACACACAGCAGTCCGGCCATTACGTGGATCGGCAGAAATACCAACACTGTGAGAGGGGCAGTCGGTCCATGAAATTTTCGGTTTTCACACCAACGCACGACACGAAGTTCCTGAAGGAGACGTACGACTCGCTGCTCGCGCAGACGTACAAGGACTGGGAGTGGGTGATCGTGCTTAACAACGGCGCAAAGCTGGCATCCAAGTTCGACGACGAGCGTGTGCGTGTGCTGACTGCGCCTGCGTGGATGTCCACGTCGGGTGTTGGCGCGTTGAAGCGGTACGCGTGTGAGCAGTGTGAGGGGGAGTATCTGGTCGAACTCGACCACGATGACATGCTGCTGCCCACTGCGCTGGAGAAGATCGCAGCCGAGGATGCCGACTTCATCTACTCCGATGCTGCACAGTTTCGCGGCAACGGCGAGTACCAGTTATACGGCAAGGAGTTCGGCTGGGAGAACTACCAGCAGGAGCAGTACAAGGTGAACCGGAGCTTCGACGCCAACGCCAGTTCGCTGCGCCAGATTTTCTTCGCACCCGACCACGTTCGGGTGTGGAAGAAGGACACGTACCACAAGGTTGGCGGGCATGATCCGAATCTCAACGTGTGCGACGACTTCGATCTGGTTGCGCGCACGTATCTCGCGGGTGCCACGTTCCGCCACATCGAGGAGTGCCTGTACCTCTACCGCATCCACGCCAACGGCGACAATACGTGGCTCAAGCGCAACGCCGAAATTCAGGCCAAGCAGCACGAGCTTTCCAATCGCTACACCCACGCGCTGGTGCATGAGTGGTGTCAGCGCGCGGGTCTGGG